AAACGCTAACTATGAATAGTCTGAGGAGTGGAGCATAGTCCTATACTCCAATGACCACAGGTTCGAATCCTGTCCTGACTACAAACAAGTAAAACAATGAAACAATTTTTAAAACAACTATTTAATAAAAAGCAAAAATCAAAAACAATGGTAGGAAAAAAAGTAAAATTAGTAAGTGCTCCATCAGGCAAGCTGAGTTCAGGCAATAGTTTTATTGGTAAAGGTGGCGAGTTTACTGTAATGTCTCCGTACAATGAACCAAATTCATGGAAGATTGGCCAATCTGGCATTCTAGCTGGATGGGTATATGAATGGGAAATGGAGGGTTTTAAGTTAGGAATTAAAGAACTTGAAAAAGAACTTTCAGAGACACAAACAAAACTTAACAACATCCAATTCAAAATTGATTGGATGACGGAAACCGGTTCGGATGAATTTTCAGAAGATGAATTTAAAGTTTATCAAACTCTTAAATTACTAGAAGATGAGAAACTTTCACGACTTGAAAAAAGTAAATTGATTGCTGAATTGATTAAGAAATAAAAATACTAGTCAGGTGGCGGAATTGGTTAGACGCACTCCCCGAGTGAGAGAGCACCTCTAGTAATCACTCAAATAAACAAGGTGTTACAGGTTCAAATCCTGTCCTGACTACGCGTTCTGTTATCAACAGATAGTGTGCCCCACATGAAAAGAAACAGAGTGATGTCTGTAGGTGGTTTGGTATCACAGTAAGGCTGTGTGTGATTTGTTCAGTCACCTCAAGAAGGGGAAGAGTTTGTAGTAACCGTTGAACTATTCCTAACCCAGCAATGGGGACAGCCATAACACCTGTAAGTTGGATAAAATAGGGTGTTTTTAATAATTGCTGGTGGGGTAAGCATTGAAACAGAAGGATGCAATATTAAAGTTTTTGTATTTTTGAACTTAAATAAAAATGCCTACAATTTGTTAGTTTAAGTAGCCATATAAACTATCTATTTTGTTTGTTTAGAAAAATAAACTAAGCTTGTAAATGAATTTCTTAGTATTTATTATTTGGACGAGGGTTCGAATCCCTCCAGCTCCACTATTTTCCTTTCGTCTAATTGGCAGGACGAGACATTTTGGATGTCTAAATTGGAGTTCGAATCTCTGAGGGAAAACTTATTATATTTTATTATTTTTTATTATATGTATAATAAAACAAATATATTAAAACTTTAAATAAATGAAAAGATCAGAATTACAATCACTAATTAATGAATGCATTGCTGAAGTATTAGCTGAAGATAAAAAAACAATAGCAATTGCTGAAATTAAACATATCATTGCTGAGAATGAGTTAAGTGAAGCTGATGTAGAAGAAGCTTTTTTAGGATTTGGAAAAAAACCTGAAGAAAAATTAGCTGAATTAGAAGCAGAATTAAAAAGTAAAAATTCTGAGACTTATAAAAGTTGGGTAGATGCTATTAAAACATTAAAATGGAGAGAAAATGGAAAAATCCAAATGATGGCCGATTCTATTAAAAAATATGCTCAAGCATATGGATATCCTAAAGATGGGAAGTATGTTGTTAATGGAAAAGTTATTAATTTTAATACTTCTAAAAAAGATAAAGGATTTAACCCTAACCCAATGGGTGGATTTTAATTAATACCAATATAATAATAGAGCCAATCGAAAGATTGGCTTTTTTGTTTGGCTTCCATCACTCTTAAACGTATATTTAATCATAATTAAAAAATAAAGGTTATGAAAAAGTTAGATGAATTAGTAGCAAATAGTTTAAATCCGTATACTATTGTACGTATGGTATCATTAAATACAGAAGAACAATTAGATAAAATTGAACATGACATGCCAGAATTTGAGAACGACATGACTGGTGATGTAGTTGAAATTGAAATTTCTCCTGTTGAATCGATAATTTTTATAAATAGAAATGATTTAATTACTTCTACTAGAAGATTAAAAGATATAGGTGTTAATTTTAAAGTGACTAATATTGTTAACGAAATATTTGAAATGAATAGCTTAGATGAGTTATTGTTAAGTTTAGAAATAGATGAAAATCCTGAACTTACTGCTGAGTTTTTTCCTGGGTTGCTTTGTCAAAGACAAAAAGCAATTAATATTATTAATTCAGTATTTAAATCTAATTTTGATGTTGATGATGTATTAGATAGAATTAGGACTAAAGGTTCAGGTTCATTAAATGAATTTCACAAAAATATTTTAATTTAAACGTGCCCCGTTACATATTTATTAGTATACTAATTAAAAACAAATAAAAACAAAAATTTATGAAAAATTTCATCATCACCGCAGTTACAGCTTTAATTCTAACTAGCTGCGTAACAGCAACAGAAGAAGTAGCAGCAGTACCTACAGTTGATAGCACTATCGTTATGGTAGATACTACAGCAGTTGATTCAATTTCAGTATCTACACCAAGTGTAGCTACAACTACTGTAAAGTAATTAGAAAATGATTAAAACGGGTTGCTTCATATTAAGATATGGAGCAATCTTGGTTTAAATCAACGTTTTAAGTGATAAAAAATTTTATTCAATTAGTTATATAAAAATTAGTTAGTAATTTATTATAATCGCTTTTTAGTAATTTTAAAATGAATATAAATAATATATTTAATGCCTTTAATGAGGATTTTGAAGATGAAGAAACAGAAATGTTAATCGACTTTTCGGAACATCCTCTATATTGGATAGGGGGATTTAATAAAATAATAGGTAACTATGCCTTCTTTAGTAAATATACTTCTAAAGTATTTAAAAACATTTCCCCTGAGTTAAATATTGATGATGTAGAAAAGGCAGGCGAATATTTAATGTTTGATAAGGCATGGGGTTATATAAAGAATATAGATTTAAATAATACATTTCATATTAAATGTATAGGTAAGAAAGCATCTGTTGAATTTTTATCAAATTTAAATGTGGCTATAACGTTTTACGAGCCATTAGAAGAATATGAAAAATGTGCTTTATTAAAAAATATAGAAAATAAAATTAAAGAATTTAAATTTGAACTTGGCAGCTAATTTTTCCGAACGTATACTTGGATTACGGGTTTTGAGATAAGAAATAAGAAATAGAGTTATAAACAAATAAAATAAAATAAACATATGAGAAACAGAGAAGCAGTGTTAAGAAAAATGGATAGTGTAGAATCTAACTTAACTAAATTATCATTTACCCTTAATCAAGGTAACCGTGAAGGTAGTCATGAAATAATTGAAAATGTCAGAGAACAAATAGAACAATTGAAGTTATATATTGAATCTGAACCAATTTCAGGAAGTGAATTAAATAAAGAATAAGAATAAATATAAATAAAAGTTATGAAACTAACAGCCGAACAAATCCAGGATAACTGGAATCAATTTATAGGTTATATTGATACTTATATCTCAGAACCTAGAGCATCTAAACTAAAGGAATTCTATAACAAATATTCTGAACGAATTATCATGATGCCAGCGGCACATAAGAAAGAATATCATAATGCATTTCCTGGAGGATACATTGAACATGTTAATCGTGTTATTGATGCTTCACTTAAAATCAATTCAGTATGGGTTGAATTTGGAGTTGAACAAAATTATACTATTGAAGAATTAGTATTTTCAGCTATGAATCATGATTTAGGTAAAATGGGTGACGAGGAAAATGAATCATATATCCCCCAAACTGATCAGTGGCGTAAAGATAAATTAGGTGAAGATTATACATTTAATAATAAACTTGAATTTATGTCAGTACCAGATAGAGGTTTATTTTTATTAAATTCACATGGGGTTAGTTATACCAAAAATGAATGGTTGGCTATCAGATTACATGATGGATTATATGATGAAGCGAATAAACCATATCTTTTATCTTGGGCTCCAGAAACTAAAGTTAGAACAGCATTAGTACATATAATACATCAGGCTGATTTTTTAGCTGCTAAGGTAGAGTTTGAACGTGAATGGTTTCCTAAATTTAAAAGTAACTTGGCTAGTACAGGAAAAGGTAGTACATTAACTAATAATCAATCAACTAAAAAGGCTCCAATCAAAACAAAGGCATTAGGTAACATTCAAAGTGAAGGCCTAAAGAATGTAATGGATGGATTTTTTAATTAACTAATAATTAAACTTAAAGGTTGTGATTAATTTCACGACCTTTTTTTATTTAAAACTATGATAACAATTATTATTTTATCAATTATAGTATTAGTACTAGGATTTACTAGTTACAATTTACTTAAAAAAAACGAAAAGTGCGAGGACATAATTAAATCATATGAAGAATACATGATTAATTTATCTGCAACAATTGAATCATCAGATAAAAAACTAAAAGAAATTGATTCTAAAGGTACATTTGAAGGTGATGATGAAGTAGGTTACTTTTTTAAACAACTAATATTCTTGCAAGAACAATTAAACATCTTCAAAGTTAAATAAAAATATGTCTAAGAACTATTTCACCCAGGAAACTGAAGATGCTATTATAGCATATAATTCTAGTACTGACTTTGAAGAAAGAAGTAGAATATATGAAACTAAAATTCATTATGCTTTTTTTAAATTAACTCAAAATATTATTCACACATTTAAATTTTACTACACTGAAGTAAATAATATTGAAGATTTACAACATGAAGTAATTACATTTCTTTTATCTAAAATACATAAATTTGATCCAACCAGAGGAGCAAAAGCCTATTCATATTTTGGAACTATTGTCAAACGATGGTTAATTTTATATAATGAAACTAACTATAAAAAGCGCGTTAAATCAACTCCAATTTCAACAATTGAAGAAGATGGTAACCACTCTTATATTACTGATGAAAACAATACATCAGTTAATAAATTATCTCAAAATGATAAATTATCGTTATTCATAGATTTATATGTTGAATATTGTACATTAAATATTTATAATTTATTCCCAAAAGAAACAGATGCTAAAATAGCCGATGCCGTTCTTGAGCTATTCAGAAAGCGAGAAAATTTAGATGTATTTAATAAAAAGGCACTATACATATATATTAGAGAGATGATAGATGTAAAAACACCTAAAATTACTAAAATAGCGGATAAATTATATGATACATATAAAAAAGGTTACATATTTTATATAGAAAACGGATATATAAAATTTTAATAGTTCATATTTATAATAAATAAATACTAATAAAATTATGAGTAGTTTAGATTCCGACATATTTGGTGATAAAAAACTTAAGGATCTTTTTCAAGAGATATATAATAATCAAAAGAAAAAAGAAAAACAAATATCTTCATTAATTGATGAATTAAAACCAATGATCGAAAGTATTGGTGACGCTACATTAATTGTACCATTACTTAAAGAATATTTAGAAATAGGTGTTAAAAATGATGAGCAATTAATTAAAATGGCTACTATTATTCAACGTTGTTTAACTACTAATAATAGCGGAACAGGTGAGGATGGTTTTACTATTTCGGATGCTGAAAAAGAGCAACTATTGAAAGATATAAATAAAATAAACGAGAATAAGTAAAAATGGGCGGCTATGGTTTTAGTAGTTTAAATAAAAATTTAAATTCAAAAAATAATAATACTAATTTACTTGAGGTATCAAGTTTAAGTAGTCTAATCACAGCAGTTAGAGTTATATATATATTACTGGATGATAGTGATCCTATAAAATTTAAAAAATATGGTGGGTGGAATGGGTTAGGTACTATAGAATATGAATTAGTAACTTCTCCTGGAACTACTTCAAACGCTTTTCCTCTTTATTCAAATTTAAAAAATTACCCATTAATAAATGAGATAGTATATACTATTTCTTTTCCTTCTAATTTAATAGGAAAAGCTAATGTTAGTGAAAGAAAATATTATCTAAATACTATAAATTTATGGAATCATCCACATCATAATGCCTACCCATCTATAGCTAATGAACCTGATCCTCCACAACAAAAGGATTATATTCAAACTCAATTAGGTAGTGCTAAAATAATTACTGATGAGAATAAACAAATATCTTTAGGTAAAACATTTAAAGAAAGATCTAATATACATCCTTTATTACCTTTTGAAGGTGATGTTATACAAGAAGGTAGATGGGGTAATTCAATACGTTTAGGTAGTACAGTTCAATACACTCCAAACAATTGGTCCACATCCGGAACTAATGGAGATCC